CTTTGTTTACTTCTCCCTGAATACGTGCAAATTTTTCGGCCTCAGTTTCCGCCATTGCAATAGCCACACCGATAGCAGTAATGGCAGCAGCTGCAACAAGATAAGGGTTTGCTTTAATCCATTGCCCCACGTCTTTGGCAGCGTTTGCCAATCCGCCGTATTCTTTGGACAAATCTCGCACCTGCATAGCGGCGGCAGAAAAGTTAAGCGCTGCGTTGGTCGCCATCAAAGCCTTGCGCAGTTCTTCGTTGTCATCCGCAACAATCGCCATAATTGACGACACAGAACTAAACGAAGTGGCCAATCCGTTAAGGCTTGCGCGGGTTGCTCCGTTAACTGTTTTTTGTTCCCTGGCTGCTTTGTTTGCCTCGGTCGCTGCCTTTGCCAGTTCTTTTTCTTGCGCTATCTCTTTGGCAAGTTCGGCCTCGAGTAATTTTTTCTCATTTACAAGGTCAGCAATACCAAACTTTTGACCCGCAATGGCAGCCTTTACGGCCTCCATTTCTTTACGCAGTGCACGCTGTCCTTTAATATCGGCCGCAGACATTGCAGCGGCTTTATCGCGCAACCCTTGCAGTTGCTTTTGGTAATCGAGAGTTATTTGTTTTTGGTCGCTGATTGCCTGGCTTACTTCCTTAATAGCGTCGCGCACAGACATATTGCCCAAAGCGTTTGCAATCGCCTCGCCTGCCTTTTGGCTTGCGTCTTGCATTTGCTTTGCGCCTTTTTCAACTACTTGCGCAGCGTTGGCTATGTTTTTATTTAGGCCCGAGGTGTCCGCACTCAGGGCGATATTAATACTGCTATGCGCTGCCATTATCTTGTATAGTTAATAATAAAATCCATTCCAATAGTTACCACTCCCGCAAATCCTGCGTTGTCGTCTGCCAAATGTACCTCGCCGTCGTATTCAATAACTTGCACAGTTACGCCGTTAAATACCCCGGGCGTTGTTACTTCCATAGCCGTGCGCACTAAATCGCCCACAGTCGTAGCTGAGGCGTAAGTAGTTGCCACGATCATAACCTGCGCCCTTGCGAAGTCGCTGTGGCTTGGCCCGCTCTTTGTCATATTGCCCCGATTGCTAACAACTTGGTAAGCGATTGCGGGCAGTGCACTGGTTTCTGGAATCCGTAGCGGGTTAATCCTGTTGCCTACAACTGCAGTAAGTGCCGAGTTGCTGCTGAGGATGTTGTAGATGGCTTTTGATGCTTTCACGCTTGTGCTGGGGGTGTTAGTTTGTTAAAAATGTGCTTGTACTTTTCTATTGTTTCCTGAACGCTTGGCCCTTGCGACTCCCAGGGGAATCTCATTAATTTTTGCGGCGCTACAGGCTTTTTTAAGTGTGGCGCGATAATGGTGGCGGCAATCCATCGGCTTACTTCCCACTGGTTGCGGTATTGCATTGTTTGCGCTTTACGCATTCCGTGCAATCGCAAGCGGAAATAATAGGGTGAGCAATCGGCAAAATCTGCCTCACTCATCAACATCTCGCCGTAACCTATTTGCTTAAGGCGGTCAAAGGTCAACGGCTCGGCCTTTCCGCCTGTTACTTTCCCTCTACAGGCGCAACGTCGTCGGCAGGTTTAAAAAATTCCTCTACCGCTTTAGTAAATCCCAAAATTGCAGGCTCCAACTCAATAAACGCTTTTACGTCATCGGCCAAAGCGTCTACATCTTTAAACGGGCACTTTTCGCCGATTTTGCGATAGCCTCCCTGGATTCCTGCAAACGCGCAAGCTCTGCCAAATTTTAGCGAATTGCTTGCGGTCTTGGTATTCATCACGCTGCCCAATTTAGCAAAGTCATCAACTTGCAAATCTGCAAAGACTTGCTCGATTGCCAACATTGAGAAATAAAGGGGGTGAGTTACACCCCCGATAGTGATTTGCTGCATATTAGATTGTGCCTACAGTCAAAGCGCCAGTACCTTGCAAAGACGCTGTAAAAGTAGTTACGTCATTGTTTGGTGCGCTTAATGTCAAGTTAGAAAAGAAAGCAGAACCGCTAAGCTTGATGTCGCCGCTTACGTTTGAAGTCATTACAGCAGTGATAGCGGTACCGGCCGCCAAATCTGTATAAATGTCTTTCCAAGAAATTGCAGACACGCCGCCGTCCTCTTCAAACATACCGTCGATGTTCATAGTCCAGCCGCCTTCACCTACGATGAATTCTTTCCAACCTGCGCTGTCCTTGTTGGTTACGTCGATCATATCTTTAGTAATGTCGAAGTCGTTAGAGGTCGCGTTTGCGATTTTAGTTAAAGTACCGCTTACATCTTTATAGATCGCGATAAGTGTTCCGTTTACTACGTTTGCAGTTGCCATTTTATATTTTATTTTTTATTTTACTGTGAATCCTGCCTTTTGAGCTTTGTCTGCTACAATACGCACCAAATCGCGCTCAGTGTTGGCAATAAATGTATCTTTATAAGAGTTAAACGCCCTGCTCATTTGGTGATGTGCAGGCATTTTACCACGATTCGCGCCCTCGTAACTCCGTTGCTGTGTTCCGTGTTCGTAAATGTAGGCGTGATATCCTTTATACCCTCCATAAACACGCGCACCAATCAAACGAACGGCGGCAAATCTAAACCGCGGGTTTTTATCTATGAAACCAATCGAGCGGCTTAGATTGCCTGTATCGTCTTGCACATTGTTTTGCGCAATGTTTATAAACTCTTTGCTATTCTTTTCGATAACTCCGCCAACTATTTGCGTGGGGAAGCCCGAGGGATTTAATCCCTGCAATGGCCTGCTGTAGCTGTTGTTTGAAGTTAGTCATTTTTATAGCTGATTTCAGTATGCAATTTAGTATACATTCTGCGTTCCAAATCAGCGATAGAAATAATGTTGTATTTGTTTGAGTTCCATACTACCCGGTCCGATACTTTTATATTACTATCGTATCGGATTGAAAAGTTCACAATTTGCTTGTTTTCTCGGCGGTCTGCGTTTACTTCTTCGCTGCCCGTTTCAAGTTCAACAATGCGAGCCCACGGCGCGGAGATTTCGCTCCACGTTTGCAGTTTTTCCCCTGTATTGCTGTCTGTAGTTTCGGTGTAGCGCTGAATACTTATCAGCTCATCCATTAGCCCGGCGTTCATAACACAACTGGGATTTTGTAGGGATCTAACAAATAATGAAACCCAAAGTTTAACGGTGTATTGCTAACTCCTACGGTAATGGCTTGACGGTTATCGTAGTACTGTCCAATCAATAGCAACGCGGCGTGTTTAATCGATGCAGGAAAAATTGTGTCTGGGTTTACCGATGTAGTTCCGACAATGTTAAAGCCTTCCGTAACCTCAACAATGTACTTAATCACGTCATCCGTTACACTGGTGGGGGCGTCATTCATAAATACATTTTTTGTGTAATTACTCATCGGATCAGGCGAGGCAATCCAATCGCCTGCGTCAAAAGTCTGCACGGCATTGTTATCGTCGACATAATACAACTGCGTTACGGCCAATACACGGCTATTTACGCGCAGATAATTGCCCGATGGTATACTTAGCCCGTTAATTGGATTAATTAGCGCAGGATAGCCCGTGTAGGCGTCAAATCCATACCTTGCAGTCGCTTTGCGCACAGAATAGCCCAAATACTGCCCGCAAGCCTCCAAGGCCATCGAAATAAGCCCTGAAATATAACTATCGTCTGCGCTATTTGTTACGCGCAGGTGTTGTTTAGCCTCCGCTACAGTGATGTAATCTGTAGCAGCGTTGGCGTATGCGGTGTATTCTCTTGCTTTAAACATTTTTTATTCTGCGTCGAGTTCAGCCTCGGGGTTTACTGTTTTTGCTTTTTTGGTTGGTTTGCTTGGAGTCAAAACTGCGATTTCCTCAGCCACACCCGCCTCGATTAAAAGCATTGCTTGCTTGGTTTCAATTATTACTTCGTCGCCTGCGTTATAACTCAGGTTAAATTGGCCTGTTGGGTTTGCAATAAATTTAATCTTCATAATTTAGCCCGAGGGCGTTGCAGTCAAGAACGCCCCCAGCACTTGGAACTTTTACGCCCCCAAGCGGGCAGATTATTAGGCTACGATGTCTTTGCAGACAGCGAAAGCAGTGGGTTGCAACAAATTGCAATCCAAATAAGCGTTCAACACTACGTTGGACAAGCCAGCAGTAGCACCGCTATAAGGATCAACGGTCAACTCCATAC